GGAGACTTGTCCTCAGCCCCGAGGCGCGCAGCGGCGCTGCGCAGCCCGGTGCGGATGTCGTCGGAGGTCAGGGATTTGAACTCAAATACCGTGCAGCGGGACAGAAGCGCGTTGTATACATAAAAGTAGGGATTCTCTGTGGTGGAGGCAATCAGGGTGACGGTACCCTGCTCCACACATTCCAGAAGGCTCTGCTGCTGTCGCTTGTTAAAATATTGTATCTCGTCAAGATATAAAAGAATGCCGCCCGACGCGCCGAGTGTGCCGATGTCCGCGAGCACCGACTTGATGTCGCTCGTCGAGGCCGTCGTGCCGTTGAGCTTGTGTAGCTGCATACCGCTGCCCGCTGCAATGATGCTGGCAACGGTGGTCTTGCCGACGCCGGACGGGCCGTAAAAGATCATGTTGGGAATCTTGCCGCTCTCGACAGTGCGGCGGAAGACCTGATTTTTGCCGAGTAGATGCTGCTGGCCGCAGACCTCATCCAGGGTGCGCGGGCGCAGACGCTGTGCCAATGGTTCCATTTTGCGTTCCTTTTTTTAGATAAGTTTGAGATAGTGTACTAAAACATCATACTTCTATACTTGATTATAACGGCTTTTCATTGTAAAATCAATATATCGCAAATAAACAACATGACACCGCTAAAAAATACAACATGATGTTGCCAAAACCCTCTTATTTACACCACATTTACACCACTTGCAAAAACGAGACTTAGTATGACAAATAAAAACACTTAGACGAGAATGTTCTACGCCGTAGGAACACACTCGTCTTTTTTATTTATGGACAAACTTGTTGTTTTGCTGTATTATTAGAATAAGATGATTCCAGTCGTACAGGAGTACAACAAGAAAGAAGGACACAGATGATCCGTTCTGAATTTGAGGAAAGACTAGCCCAAATATTCTCGATTGGCGAAGACGATGAAGAGTATAAGCATGACAAAATGCCTTGGAGATATGGGGCTTAAAAAGTCCTTCATAGTCAAAGACGGCGCATACCATTTTTGCTGGGAGCAAAACGATAACAATGTCGGCTTTGCAGTCAAGACACCGGATTGTGCGCCAGATGAGGAAATCGATAAAGATTACTTTAAAAAATTTCTTGCCGTTCTCACAAATGCGCATGAACAGGCAAAAACCGTTGATTTTCAAGTGTCTCTATCTGACCTTGTCCCTGAAAACGTAGACGACGAGGATGATGACGACGATGAAGACGATTTGCCGGAATTAGACTTCGAGGACGAGGACGCTGAATACGACGAGGACTACATCGGCGACGAGGAGATGGAATTCGATGATGACGAAGAATGCAACGAAATCAAAAAGATTATCGCCGAAAGCAGCAAAGGCAGGTTCGACGAAATCTCAGACCGTCTAAAATCAATTTTCAGTGTGCCAGCTGTCAAGTGCAATTTCTTCGTGTATATGACAATCCACATGGATCTTGCAACGATGGAATACTTACTGAAACGGGATTGTTTGCATATTAAATAATCAGCTAAAAAATAGGGATAGCCTCTCATCAAGGTCATCCCTATTATTTTTGCGTTTTCTTTCAGCAGCATTTCCGCCGCTTATTTGGCTTGTGGTTCCCGCACAACCCACGGTCTGGCTTCACAATCGACTGTCACCGAACCAGCCCACTGCTTCACAGCCTTGCAGTTTTGGTAGGCTCTGCAACCTCTATCATCTATTGAACAGATACTCTTGAATATCATTGAACGCGCTTTGCATCTGCTCGACATTATTGCCGTTCAGCGCATGGCCCAGCAAAGCAAAGTTTGCCCGCAGCAGCATATTCATACTGTTCTCCTGCGCATCAAGCCGTGCTTTGTCTCGCTTGAACAGGTCCATGTACTGACTATCCTTGCTTGCAAGCAAATCTTTAACAGCATCGACTTCACCAGACATCTTTGTGATTTTCTCTTCCATGGCCTCAATCTTCACATCTTGCTCATGGTTCGGCTTCTTCAGAAAAGTGTTGAACTTCACTAGCACAGCGATGGCAGCGCCGATACCGGCAATCGCGCCGCACACGCTCAGGATCCATGTGACAGCGTCGGCCAGTGTAAAAGCAAATTCAGGATTCGGCATCACTGCTCACCTGCCCCTCGTGAGCAGAATCGGCTTCGCCTCGTTTCATCGCATCATAAGCCGCCTGGGCAATACTGCGTGCCTGCTCCTCTGTAATTTTAAGTCCAGCCTGTTTGGCAAGCTCCATAATAAACTCAGCGGCCTTTTTGTTCTTTTCCTCACCAGTCATGTCATCCATGTACTGCTTAATATAGCGGCACGCAGCCTCTCCCCATTTCATCAGCAAAGGATAAGACTCCAGCATAGTAAGCGCACTATTGATAACGTCAGCAGCTTGAGGAAAAACATACTTGCCAAGCAGAAAAAAGCAAACGCTGGCAAGTCCTATGACAATATAGAAAATTCCCTGTTCCATACCTTACTCCTCCATATCATTCGGATGCATGACGCCATCGGTATCGTCTCCCAACTGCGGCTCTTCAAGTTTGACATTTTCAGCGCCGGACTTATGCTCCTGTACCTTGATCCAGGCGTTGCACAGGTTTTCAGCGCTCAACGCCGCAAACAGTCCCGCGTTAAAGCTGTAGTCCGGCAGCTGACCGATACTGAAGCACAGTACCATATACACAACCGCGTACACAATCGTTGCACCCATCGTAAACACAATAACCTTTTTCGAGAAACGCATGGCGTTAAAATTCTCTCCCATACCAATCACCGCCTATCAAGTATGGCTGGCGACTGCTGCAGGGCCTACATAGCCATAGAGTGTCTTGTACCAGCCATTTACAATATCACTGTAGCCAATCGTAACAACCTTACCGGTCTTAGCATCTGGGCTTGCGATTACGCCGACGCTTGCATATTCCGTTCCGGGACCTTTGCGCACATTCCAGCGTCCAGCCTTGAATACGATTGCTTTCTGGGTGGGCTTTGGCGCATGGGTCACAGTAGTACCGCCCGTGTAAGCCTTGTAACACCAGTTCACATCACAGTTGCCATTGATACCGGCAACAGACCCCTTACTGCTGTACTGCCACATTTGGCACTTTCCTTTTTGATTGACGCCATTACGGTAGTCCGCCAGCCACAGGTCATAAGCAGCCAGCTTGGTCATATCCAGATAAGCTGCCTTGTAGCTCGTATAGGTGTACAGCATCGGCTTGTACCCACGCTGGTCGATGATATCCAATCCGCGCTTTACCAGTGCGGTCAACTTGTTCTTACCAATAGCCGCGACAGTCTTATCCTCAACGTCCAGCGCCACAGGGTACTGAATGGTCTTTCCTTCCAGCACCTTAAACAGCAACTCCAGTTCTTTGTTCTGTGTGGCCTCGTCCTGCGCATAGGTATAAAAATAGACGCCAACGGGAATGCCATTCTCGCGTGCGCCTTTATAATTATGTTCAAATGTCGGGTCAAGATAAATTCCCGCGCTGTTTGTAGATACAGCTCTAAGCATCGCAAATTTTACTCCGGCAGCTGCAACCTTGCGCCAGTTGATGTTGCTCTGGTAGCGTGAAACATCAATACCCCACAGCTCCACCTGTGCATTGTCAGCAGGCTGCGGATTGGCGCTGGCTGGCTTATCGCTCTCCCCCACGCTTTTATCTACACTGTGTTCACCAGTGCGGAATGTAAATACCGATGCGTTGGCCTTGGTGAAATTATTATCCAACCATACCAGCGGGTTCGTGCGCTTGTTCTTCCAGCGTACCTCGAAATGCAGATGAGCACCAAAGCTATTGCCGGTATTGCCGCTGTAGCCAATCACCTCACCGGTCTTTACGACCTGCCCCTGCTTCACATTGATAGAATTCAGATGCGCATACAGCGTGTGCAGTGTACCACCGTTCCAATTCGCGTGGCGGATTTTAACCATGTTGCCGTAGCTGTTCGTATCACCCTGCGTGCGTTTGCCGTTCCAGTGGTACACAATTTCTACAGTACCCTCTTCCGCCGCCATAACCGGTGTCCCCACGATAGCTCTCATGTCAATAGCCTGATGCAAGCTGCCATCGTTGTAGTACCACCCCTGCGTCAAAATATGCTGGCTCAAAGGCCAGCCAAGACATACCTCTCCATTCTTCAACCTCATAAAATTCCTCCCTTATTTAAAATAAAAACCGGCAGAGACCTCTCGGATCCCTGCCGCGTCATATCGCTATTACCAAAGTTTTACAAAAAAGCCGAATTCGTAAGAACCTGTTTGCAAGGAATCCATCATCCATCCACCAAATGTGCCATTCTGATCATAGATACGTCCAGCCTGACAATATCCATCTTCGCTTTCAAAATGAACCACTGGAAAATATCCAGGGTCTCCCATAATACCCTGATGATAAAATGGCACACAATCAGCTAATATTTTATAGTTGCTTGTTTCAGTAAGCGATTTAGCCTTTGCAACCATTGGTTCAAGATTCAACCACTGAAATTGTCCATTACGGTAAACCGGTCCAATTTGATTCCCGGAAACGTCAACATGCGCCAGATAAGAACCGTCCGTATATTTTGCCAAAATAACAGTGGCAAATTTGCCAATATTATATATCGAACATCCTAACGAACTGGAAAAGCTATAGCCATACGCCAGCACATCCTCATTGATGCACGCCCCGCCCATCAAATTCAGAGCCATATTACTTCACCTCGATGCCAAGTGCCGACTTGATCGCCTCCAGGTCATCCACAGTCAGTGCCGGATAATCAGCCGCAATGTCCTCAAAGTTCTCGCCAGCTGCAAGGCGAATCCTAAAAGCGCGGGTCATAATACGCAGCTTCAAAGCATTCAAAGTCTTCATAGGTTACCTCTCTCCGCCGATCAGATCGGCCATCATCAAAATAATATCATCGTTTGCGGATTCCAGCGCATCTGCGCGTTTTTCTACGGAATCAAGGCGCTGTTCCGTTGTCGGCTTGTTTGCCTCTTCCTGTTTCTTAGCAATTTCCGCCAATTCTTCCTCAGTGTACAGCACATATTTCTGCACGGGTTCATACTCGTCCCAGGCATCGTGTGCAGGCTCATCCGTCACAGCAAGGCGCAGTCCATCCGGGCACGCCTCTGTAATCGTGCTCTGCATGACCTCATAATGCCAGACTTCCTCCGTGGCATCATGATGCGCCACAAATTTCTGTGCATCTACCAGCTTGCCCTTCGTTAGGTCTGGATTGGTCAACTCATTTTCCAATGCTTCATCGTAGATTTTCATTCCATCACCTCACTCAGGTAGTCCACTGCCGCGCATAGAAGTACAGCATCAAGTCACAAACTGGACGCCGCTTAACGGTAAAGGACAGCTTGTTGGTATCACACACATAAATCTGTCCCTGGTTGATCATAGACAACTCACCAGACAGAATGATATTGTCTTTCAATGAGCTTGTCCGCTCCATCATGGCCGGTCCAAGGCTCATGTCCTTCGTAAGATTGGGCGTAGCGCTTGAAGCCGTAGCAGTAATCGCGGTTCCTTTGGAATCAGACCACGGAACAATCACATTCCAGTTTGATTTATCGCTGGATTCATCCCATTTGTCACGCGAAATCTTAAACGAGTACAGGTATTGCAGCCGTTTTGTAATAGCAGAATTTGCTACTGGGTTTGCACTGACCTGCGAGAGCGCGTTATCCACAACTGTTTTGTTCGCCCCGGTTGCAATACCGTCCAGTTTGCTCTTATCGCTGTAACTCATCAGACCACTAGAACTAGTCGTGGCTAATCCATAGGTAGTATCCTGTGTCGGCGGCGTATACCCAAGTGCGTTCGTCACATTGGTCTTTGTTAGGCTGATCGTGCCATAACTGTTCGATATATTGCTGCCAACCTTCACAAGGCCAAGCGTCGAAGAAGTTGCCGCCGAGTATGTAGTATCCTGTGCAGGAATACCAAGTCCTGTAATGTCCGCTTTGGTCACAGCAGTGGTCGCGCTCACATGGCCTGTCCCATCCACAGTCACCTTATAAAAGCCGTTGCTCTTGGATGTATACCCAGGGTGGCTGTACTTGTTTGCCCCAGCAGCAATGCCGTCCAATTTAGCCTTATCGGCAGCCGTCATCAATCCATTGCTCGACGCCGTCGCCACACTATAGGTCGTATCCGTAAACTTCGCCCCTGCGGGAACATCCGAGTTGACGGAGTGCCCGTTTACAGTGGTAGAGTTACCACCATTCGCTGGCATACTTTTAGGAAAATCCGTAATCTGGCTCTTGGTGTGCGTATGACTCTTCGGTGCAAACCTTTCCGTCAGCTTACCAACAAAATATTCCAGCCCCTTATCATCCAATAAAGCCATATCCCTACCTCCTTAAAGGTCAAGATCAGCTTGCAAGGATGGTATCAATCTGGGTGTTGGTAATGGTCTCAATGACCGTCTTTGTATCACCAATCTTCTCCAAAGCGCCGCTGATCAGCATATATTCGTCGTACAGGTTACTTCCATCGGGCGTAGCCTTCTTAATCATATAAATCACATTGTCCTTGGCATCTTTTACAGCAGGCAGTGTCTCCACGATGCTCTTACTGATATGTCCTGCCGCAGAGATCTGCTGACCGACATAGGTCATGGTGGCATAGGTACTCGCCGAACCAAAGCCGTCTAGCTTCTTTTTGTCTGCTGCACTCATCAGACCGTTTGCACTCTGCGTAACTGCACCGTAGGTCGTATCCTGCGCGGGGATGCCCAGCCCGGTAATGTCCGCCTTCGCCACAGCAGTAGCCGCCGAAACGTGACCGCTGGCATCAACCGTGACCTTATACAGTCCGGCACTCTTGGCTGTGTAGCTCGGGTGAACATACTTGTTGGCCCCTGCCGCAATCCCGTCCAATTTCGTCTTATCAGCCGCGGTCATCAGACCGTGCGCAGACTGCGTGGCATCGCCGTAGGTTGTATTCGTGGGCGTGCCCCAAGTGCCGTCGCCCTTCAGGTACTGACCTGCATTGGCAGTTTTCGGCGCAGGGACAAGACCATTGCCGCCATCGGCAGAAGTAGTCGCACCCTTAAAAACACCGTATGTCGTGTCCTTATCATCAACCCACTGTGCTGTACCGTCACTAGCCCAGCCAAGGATCTTGCCCGCAGCACCGCCCGCAGGGATATGTTTGTTACCACTGGTCGTCGGGTGACTATAATTGCTTAGACCCGCCAGCTTGTTCTTCTCGGCAGTCGTATAGTCATTGCTAGAAAGCTGCTTGCCGCTCACCTTATCAACCTTGCCGCCCAGCTGGCCTTTAAACCATTGCACCAAATGCGAAAGACCATCTAAATCAAGAAAAGCCATAATTGTTTCCTCCTTGTTATAATTTCAAAATCTCGTCGATCTGTGTATTCGTAATTCTTTCCGGCTCCGGGTTCATGCTTGTCCATGTTCCGTTTTCATATGCCCACATCTCGCCAGTGCGCAGGGCATAGATTTTTCCATTGATCGGTGCAAGAGGCAGTTCAGCCACAAATTCAATATCGCGTCCAGCCTGAATGCGTGTCTTGCCAAAGTCGCGGTACATATTGCCCGTGTCCTTACAGACGATCAGCTGCCCATCTACAATAGGAGCGGACTCCAGCTGTGACTGATTCACTTCCCTCAATGATAGATTCGCCATATTCCATCTCCTATCATTATCAAAAAATAAAGCCGCCCCACCATAACGGCAGGGCGACCCTATCACTTATTCTTTGGTCTATCCCAAATCAAGCTCAAGCCTTGGCGGCAATGGTCTGCCAGGTCAGCTTACCCTCAACAGCCTTGACGCGGGTATCCATGGCGGTGTTCAGACCGGCAGCATACTCCTTAGCGGAACCAAGCGCAGCGTCAGCCTTCTTCTGGGCATCGGTAGCAGCAGCAGAAATAGCCTCGCTCTTAGCAGTAGCGACATTCTCAGTCGTAGCCTTGGCATTCCATGCGGTGCGCTCCTCAGCGGTAATGTGGGCAACCTTGTCGCCGGAGTGGCCACTCAGCGCATCATTGACAGCCTTGATCTTCTCATCGGTCTGGGTCTTGGTGTAAGCGTCCGGGTTGGCAACATACAGACCATCTTCCTTGATCTCGATGTTGTTGTTCTCGGCAGCAGAAACCTTCACATCGACCGAGATGACATTCTTGTCAGAGACAGTAACAGAGGCGGTCTTGGAAGCACCACCGGTGTAAACATCCACCAGAGCAGCAGCGGGGATCTTGACAACCTCGCCGGTGCTGATGGTCAGCTCGATCTCCTTGGTCACAACATTGTAAGCACCGCTCTTGACAACCATATCCTTGCCCAGATTGATGGTCAGCTCATCGCCGCCAAACACAGGCATCTTGATGGTGCGGGTCTCGGCATCATAGGTGGGCGTATGGACAACACCAGTCAGCGTGGTAGTAACAGGGACATCGCCCTTGGCAACACTCAGGACACCAGCATTATAGGTGACATCGGTAACAAACACACCCTTGCCGCCGACAACCTCAGCCACCTTGCCGCTGACATAATCAGCAACAGCCTTGGTGCTGGGGATGTTATCATCGGTTGCGCCGGAAGCAGGGATCGCAGTAACGACCTCCTTGGTCACCTGAATAAAGTCACTGCCATTGAAGGCATGGACAGTCATCTGCGGGGTCTTGACATAAAAAACGCCCTGCTCACCATTCTCAGCGGAGGGCAGATTCTCAACGATACGAACGCTCTTGGTGTACTCAACAGGACCCTTGAACAGCTGATGCGTATCAGAAGTAAAATACAGGGTACCGGCGTCCTTGACCTCCAGAGCCTTGTAGTCAGCGTACTTACCAAAACTAAAATTCACGTTTGCCATAATTTTTTCTCCTTTACATAGTGTAGAAATCTCTCTTTGCTTTTTGCCTTAGAACTCTTGCCACACAAAGCCTGCGTTGGCCGTGACAGTCGGCTCTACAACAAAGCTGCTGTCACCGCTGGCTTGAACAGTGTACGGCTGGTATTTGCCATTTTCGTCACGGATCATAACGAACTGGCCTGCATAGGTGTCGCTGTTTTTATTCAGCGCTGTAATGGCTTCGCCGGGGCTGTTGAACAGCGGCGTGCGGGATCGAAGTACCTGCTGGGTCTTGTCATCCTTGATGTAGATGATCTCCGAGGTATCCTTAGTCACAACAAGGTCGCGCCCATCAAGCTTGCCGTTTTCAATCGCGGTCGCAATGTCGCTGGCATTACCGTAGCCAAGTTTGGAGTATTTGTTTGCCATCTCAATCTCTCCTTTCTTTGCATATTACATAGAAAAGCCGGATGGCTGAATTTAAAATTCAACCACCCGGATAGTCCCATCTTCAAGGTCAACATCGCTGGAAGTAATCTGCACGGTATTGCCGATTGGGTTTTTGCCCGCCTTCAGCTGCAAGCGGCCTTCGTTATAAATCAGGCCGTCCGCCTTCGTGTCTGCAATCGCCGCGTTCGCATCAGCCAACTGGTTGGTCAAAGACTGCAGCGCAATGATACGGCCGTCCAGCGCACTCAGGGCACTGTCAGGCACAATGTCGCTCCAAGCACTGATTGGCAGCACTCTCAGCGTACCCACAGAGGTTTTGCGCACATGCTGTATCCCTGTGCCGTCTGCCAGCATCTCCAGCTTTGCAAAGCTCAACTGCAGCTGTACCTCGCCCGCCTCGCGTGTAAGATTCGTATCCAGCGGCAGTTTGTACTCCAGCATGTCCTTATACTTGTCCTCAGACAGCGATAAAATCTCGCTTTTGTATTCGCGGCTTACAGGCAGAATATACTCCATCAGGCATTCATACTCCGCCATATTCTCTTCCTTATAAATAGGCTCAACCAAAAAGTGCAGACTGTCTACCAGCTTACTGCGCTGCATAATGCGCTCCTGTACGCTGGTAACCAGCTCATTGTCCTCGCCAAGCAAAATCGTGTACATGGCTTACACTCCTTTCTTAATAAACTCGGCTTCCTCAGCCGTGATTTTCTTTGCCGCCAAAAGCGCGTCCACCTTTGCATCTGTAACTTCCTTCGCCTTATACAACCGTGCAAGGCTCTGGGCAAAAGTGCTAACCATAACAACATCCGCCATTACAGCACGCCCCCTTTCAGCAGCTCCAAAGTGTAAGCATCAATGATTTCCTCGGCAGTTTTACCGTTCAGCATTTTCAGCTTTTGATACTCATAGGTATCAATCGGTATCAGTTGTACGGTGTCGTACCCATCCACCGGGAACTTGTACAGCTCCTCACTGTGCCAGACCTCATCACCGTCACTAGAAAGAAAACCCTGCGCCTCATCTTCAGGGCACAGGGTCAGAATATTGTGTTTGGGTTGATATTTCACATAGACCAGGTGGTCGAGCACATCGATCACGCGGTCATTGTACATGACTTTATAATACATACTCGAACCTCCTTTAAATGCTGAACATCAACAGGATGTCGTTTGTGTCCGTGGGGTAGAAATACCCATAGATTTCACCGGATGTATTCACCGCATTGTAATAAGCGTTGTAATCCTTATTCGGGCTTCGCGTCCAGTACGCAACCACTTCACCGTCCGGGTTTGTACGCTTACGACTCGTATTGGTCGTGATGAAATCGATCGCCGTGCCCTCGTACACATACGGCTCGGAACTCATGTTTGCATCCAGCTCAATCGCGCTCGGGATAAAGATGTAGCAGTCCGCCGTAGAAACATCGGTCTTGGCATTGCCAACGTTGCCAGGGACCTTAACCTTCTTAACAAGCTGACGCCAGCCAATCGGCAGCGCCTTGTAGACGCGGCCATTCAGATAGGTATTCAGTGTCGTAGGCTTCGCCCAACCACCGGCATTATTATTAGCATTGTCCATGGACATCGTCTTACCCAGCGTCTTTTCCGCCAGCAAGCTCAAAGAGCTGCGCTTGCCAGTACCATCGCTCAGATAGTAACGGTTGAAGCAGGCATTAAAGGTCAGCTCACTATGCACCCAGTTGACAAGTTCCTTGCAGGTAGCAACACCAAGGTCAGCATACCAGAGTTTCGCCCAGTACACAGTACCGATGCCATAGCTTTCATACGCACCGTCAGCAGCCTTCGCGCAGCCAAACACCAGCTCGGCATTTGTCTTTGTAGTGCGGGTACGGCTAAGCTCCGTGTATTTGCTGGTATCAGCACCCATATTTGATGTGTAGACATGCAGCCCATTCTCGCCCTTGATATGGCGTAGGACAATGATTTCGCGTGTGCCCGGCATGGCAGCGTCCGTAGACTCAGTACCCCAAGCCAGCTTACAGCCGCTATTCTTCCAAAGGCGGAAACCATTCATGCCGTCACCGTCATAGCACTGCATTAGCACGCCGTTGTTCACAGTCGTGCTCATCATGCGGAAATCAACCGCAAGCGTAAAGCTCCGATCCTCGCTCAGCAGATTCACGCCAGTGTCTACATGATTCTTGCCGGTAAACTCAGTCGGCTGTGCAATCAGAACCTTTTCCGTAATATCATCAAAACTAAAGTCCGCACCCATCGTAATGGTCACAGGGTCTTTGCTCGTAACAACGGTGTTCTCTGCGCCAACCTTCGTCATCGCATAGATCTCAACAGGCCGCAGCGAACCAAACTCCTTGCCGTCAAAATACCCGCTAACATACTCGCAGCTGTCGTACACGGCGTTGATGTCCTTATCACCGGTGACATAGCCGCCCTTATCCCATCCGCTGAACAGATAGTATTTGTAGGCAATTTCCTCGCCGGTATAAACAGGCATGTCACCCTCATACAGAACGGTCGAGCCATACGGAGCCGTAACAGACTTCAATACAGCACCACGGTTCAGATACCGCACCGTGTACTTGCGCACACTCTCGGTGTACAGCGCTGTAACCGTTTGGTTGCCGAAGACAGTCGTAAACTCGGTATCCCAGCTCTTAAAGGTAAAGTCAGTGCTCACGGTACTCTCCGCGGTCGGCGTGGGAATCGGGTTCTCCTTTCTCGTAATGGGATCAACCGCCTTACCACCCTTGTCAATGTACTGCACATCCAGAATGGTTCCGTCCTTATTCACAAAGGTCCATGAAAACTGCTCAATCAGCGTATTGTAGCTCACCTTCAAATCAGGCCACTGGGCATTGTAACGCTCCAGCTCCTTCTGACGGATCGTAGGCAGATGCACCTTGCCAGCCAGCACAGAATGGTCGGTATTATAACCGTTCTCATCCGTACCCGTCATCGCGTACAGCTTTTCAAGAAGCTTCGTATCGGTCATCTGCCAATCCAGACCAATCAGGCGCACACGGCTCAGATTCGTACACTTTGCCAGCATGTCCTTCAGGTCAATGGTGGCGCAATTCTCCACGACCAATGCCGTAATGTTCGTATAGTCGCTGATTTTCAGGTCAGTCAGGTGGTTCAGGTTGCGTGCCGTCAGGCTGCTGATTGCAGGCAGCTCCGCCGTTTCAATCTTGCCGCCGTTCGCAAAAGCAACACCGGTAATACCGCTGCCGCCAGCCTTAAACAGTGTCAGGTTCGTACAGCCTGTCAGGTCAATAGACTTCTTCAGATTCGGAACATTCTGCAGGTTCAAGTGCTCCAGCAGTGTATTGTTGCCGACAGCAAAGTCCGTCATGTTCGTATTCTTATAGCCTTCCACGCCGGAACCGATTTGCAGGTCAGTCAGCTTAACGCCGTGACTGAAATCGACATAGCCGGGGTAGAATCCGGAAATATCACCGATACTACGAATCAGGCTTGCGTTGTAAACATAAACCTCGGTATCATTCATGGCCGCAATCGGGCAGTGAACCTCATAGGTTTGTCCGCGCTTGCCGCGCATCTTTACAGGGTTTGAACCGTACAGCACAGACACATAGGTATCTGCATACGGCACGATATGGAATGTGCCGTCCGGCTTCACACCAGTCCAGTTCACAGGCGTATAACCGCGAATCGTCATATCATCGCTGGTCGCAGCACTGCCGCTGTACTTGGAGGCCATATACTTTTCCTGATACTTCTGGAACTGACGGCGCTGATGGCGCTTATTGCCGTGCATCATGGGCAGATAGCTGGTCGTTCCATTTTCCTCGTAAGTACGGAAATATTTGCGCCGCATATCCATGACCCACAGGCGCTCCGGCTTTACATTCTGATAGTCCTCGAATTTCTTCAGGATACGGGATGCACTCCATGCCAGTGCGTTTTCACGGTCACGGAACATAGCCGCCAGCTTGTCAGGGAACAGGTCGCGGATTTTGCACCACAGCTTGGAATCGCTTGCGTTAAACACGCTCTTGGTGCCAACGGTATCCGTATCCTCGTAGCCATAGCTCAGGGTCAGTCCGCCCTCATTGTCGTTGCCCTGCGCGGTATCGTTGTCGTAGTCAAAGCAGAAATCCCAATGGATAAGGTCGCTCGTGTGCGGGAACACATTTTTCGCACGGTTATCGACCATGGTGTGGCGCTCTGTAAATAGGTAATGATACAGCGCAGAGTCCATGACAAAATAATCCTCAAAGTGCGCCTTAAACTCCTCGTCACTCGCATTCACGACCCAGTTCTGTACACGGATCCACGCATCCTTTGCAGCCTGCACTTCCTCTTCGGTACAAGCCTTATTGATGTACCGGAACTCAAAGCTGTTGTCGCCGTCCCAAGTCTCCTGCGAGAAATCGCCGCTCAGGAATCGAGTCTGCTCATCGGTGTTGTTATCGATCTCAACGATAACCTCTTTGTGGTTATCAGGGTCCATGCCCATCGTATTGTTGTTTTTCTTGGAGTTGCCAATATCACCGCATGCATAGAAATGCCACTTGCCGTCATGGAACACTGTGCTGTTCTCAATATCCGTCTCTTGTACAAAGACAACACACGGATAGAAAGCCATCGTGTCGCGCACCTTCGGATTATCCTTGCGTGCCTTGCGAATGTACGGGTTAAACTCATTGAAATCGTCTGCCAGCAGCGCGTTATTCGCGTTTTCTGACGATGCAACGTTGACTTTGATATTAAAGTAATTCTCTGCCACACTATTTTCCGTCAGCGCATACACAGAGCCGGTGCTCTCATCGCCAAAGGTAAAGCCGCCCTTGCAGTTGATGTCGATGTTACGCGCAGATTCGCCATAGTGGTCAGAGCTTGTGCCCTGTCCCTTATGGGAGCCATTGGCTGTCCAGTTGTCCTCAACGGCACGTCCGTTCTTGTAAATCTGCTGGATGACAGTGTTTGCAACTTCGTTTTTCTTGCCGGTTGTAAAGGTCGGCGCACTGATCTTGATAACACGCAGGTCGGGGCAGCGCTCCGCCAGAATATCAGGATTCAGCTCACCGCTTGCATCCGTGATGTTGTTGCGGTTATACCGCTCGATCATTTCGTCAGCGTTCTTGGCATCCGCAATAAAGTTGTCCAGGATCTCATCATCAGATAGGTTCATGGAATAGGTCTTCATGCGGTAAATAAGAACATCGCAGTCGTCAGAACCGATAGTAATGCCAACCGGGCTTGCCTGTGTAAAGTTATCACTGCCGTCATACAGCTCCACCTTGCAGGGGATACCGTCCAGCCACAGCACCATTTCTCTATACTGGCTATCGGGCAGAATGTTGAACTCAAACTCCATGAAGTCATCTTCACAGGTCGGCAGCTCCATCGTATTCTGCGCACTGGTCAGCGTAATTTTCTGTGCCTGAACGTTCAGACCAACACCGCCCTGTACACAGGTCAGCACAGTTGCGTCATAGTCACGCACATTCGCCGTATTAAAAACGAGCTTAAAGTTCTTGCCCAGTTTCTTGGCGTCATCGGCAAACAGCTTGTAATTGATCGTGGCACGTGTGCCCGCCTTCACGCAGAAGTAGGTGTCGCCGTCCTTATCAAGCTGATAGCCGCCATTGACCCAGTCGAAGTTGTCGCTCACGCTCATGCCCGTCTGGCCATCTGTCCACAGTCGGTCAGTACCGGCATTGGTCTTGCCGCTCGGGTTAAAGTCAAACATAAGGTTCGTCTTAACCGGCTCAATCACAACACCAAGGTCAACCACGTTCACGCTGATCGTCTTTACGGTCTCGCCGCAGGTGATCGTCAGTGTATGTTTACCCTTGTTCGCGCTCTTAAAGCTCCAGGTCTGCTTTGTGCGCCCAACAGTCAGGGTAGACTCGGTAACGCCATCCACAGCCAGCTTTACAGTGCTCGTGCTTGACGCAGGGTCGTATACGGTGTACTCAATGGAAACCTTGTTATACTGCTTCGTCTCGTAGTCCCTAACAGCACAGCTGATAATGGGTGCGGTCTCGCCCTCAGTCACCCACATAATGTCCTTCTTGATGATATTGGACTTAACGGTTTTGCCATTGATCTCTGCCGTCATGCTGATTTCCAGCAGATGGCTGCCGTGCTTCTGCACAGGGATGGTATAGGTCATCTGTCGGCCAGTCACACTGGTAGTCGTGCCACCAATCGACTTACCGTCCAGCGCAAAATCGATCTTCTTCTCAACACTGCCATACGGTATGTAGCGCACCGTGACCTCGCCGCTGTAAAAAAGGCTGTCATCAAAGGTGGATTCCAGATAGAAATCAACGACATTGGCACTCCACTTCTTGGAGCCGGTCGTGTCCATACTGTCCACAACCGTCAAGCGGATCTGGTTCTCACCGCTGTGCAGATACTTCGTGATGTCAAAGCTGTTTTCGCCCTGCATAATGGTCTGGGTAGCAACTTTTGTATTGCCGACATACCATGTGCCGGTCGCATTGCCGGTATCATCGCCCGCACTATCCACACTCGTGAACCGGAACTTGACCACAACAGGGTCACCGGCAACAGCCGTGATTGCAGACTCGCCGATACGCTCAATCGTAATCGTGCTGCCCGCAGCGGGGCCACCCCCGCCACCAACAATCGTCACCTGCGTCTTCGGCGTGCCGTCCTCCATAAGGGTCAGCTTGCTGTCCTCGTAGGTAATGTCATACTCATGCCCGGCATTCTTGCCGATGTCATCCAGCTTGCCCTGAATTTGACCAACAGCAGTGTTCAGGCTGTCCACCGTGCCCTGCATGTCAGCTACATTATTCTTCGCCTGCGTAACATCATTGCGAATACCGTCAATAACAGAGGCATCCGCCTTTTTCTCCAGCAACGCGTCAGTCGTTTCCTTATTATAATAGGAAGTTTTCAGCGTCTCCGGCAAATTGCCAACGCTGTCCTGCAGGTTCTTTACCGCAGCATCATTGCTGGTCTTATAGGCGGCAAGGTCGTCACGCACAGGTTTCACTGCAGTCTCGATCTTAGCGTCCACCGTCTTGCCATAGGCAGTCGTCCACTCTGCGGACGGATCGCTATTGAGAGTAATTTTCTTGATTTCAGCCTCACCATTTTTAAAAGTCAGGCTGTTGGCATCGCTGTCATAGTCAACACCAAAGTTAGCCAGTCCGTCCATGCCGTTGACCTTATCGGACAGCGCATTCAGCTCTGTTTTCTTGGCGTAGTTGGTGTCCAGATCACTCTGGATCTCGCTCTTGATTCCGGACGCAGCGGCAGAAATCTTATTGTCAACATCGGCTACGGCCTGCTGTGCCTGCTGGGCACTCTGCGCTGCCGCATTGGCCTGTGCCGCAGCACTGGCAACCTTTTCATCCATCAACGACACAAAGCTCTGATACCAATCATCGCTTGGCTCGATCATACCGTTGCCGGTCAGCGCCTTCAAAATATTCAGTTTTCCGTCCGGACGACTTTTCCACACATAGCTCTGTCCTTTTTCGTTGGAGCCTGTGGCCGTGATCTCAAAATCAACTTCGCCGTCCACCGATGTGACATTCTCGTCGATCAACCAGCCAAACCGAATTGTATCGCTGTTATAGGTCACATTGACAGGGGTCGCGTAGTTTTCATCACCGTCCTTATTCACAAAATGCACCTGCAGCATCATGTCCAGCAGGTCAACGCCGTCGTAGTAGCGCGGCATCTGGAACGGGATAAACTGACTGTTCTTCTCCTGCGTAATATTGATCTGGCTTTCATCCAGCTTGATATTTTTCAGCTCGTCAATGCTGGAATATTTGTCGTCCCTGTAGCTAGAATACCAGGTATATTTCCCGCTGATGGCATAATCGTCGGAGGCAGAATCCGCCATCACAGCGAAAGCCTCATCATCATCTGCCGCCATCGACATGATCATAGGCTCGGCGCTCTGCACTGCCGTCTGTGCCATGAATTTCTTCTTCGATTCTTCAAAAGAAAGTGCCAATAGTTCCACCTCCTGTAACTTTTTAATAATAGACTAAAACAAACTGTATGCCGTAACTATCTCCGAATGCAAGCTGCGCCCCGTATGTGTTTCCATTGACCCAAGCGGACTGCGTGCTGTTTACTCCTACGCCGTGGGAACCGACCGACGCCAGGCCAACCAGTGTTCCGCCTGTAAACGTAAAGTTATTCACGCCTGGATTACAGGTCTTTACAATGGTTGTTCTTTTCAAAAGTCCGCTTACACTTCCGGCACGTACAGTACCGCCACCGGTATGGTATCCGCCCGGAACCTGAACTGTTTGCCCTGGGTCAATAGTAGCTGACCACGCCCCATTATTCGGCATGGTTCCGGTCATGTTTACGCCACTTTCGCTTGTATAACGCACGCCGTTCAAAACGTTCCCGTTTATTGCATTTCCAAGTTTGCTTGCCGGGAATCCGCAATAGCCATCCGTTGTGCCAAGAACTGAAGTGTCAGTCCCCAATGCATACGCACCATACGGCGGACGAATACAAAAGCGTTTTACTCCATCGCCATTCTCGCATAGCCAATACGACGCGGTGGGGTCTGTACTTACACCAACATTTTTGAACTGATCATTCAGATAAGTATCAGCCTGGCCGCCTGCCTGTGGTGACAGCGCACGGTTTGGCATCGTTCCGATTTTGATATTCTTATCTCCGGCATAAAAGGTGTCACCTTTTACAACTCTTTCTGCTGTTGCATCAGCCATTGCCAACTTGGAATTGGTCAGGCCGGTGGCAGGCCCCATTAAGCTAACGGCCATGTCACTTCACCTCCCAATACACATCCACATCGCACACAGGTTTTTCCCAGCACTTGATAGTGATCTTGCCGTTGCCCGGTGTACACTTCCCAGCTGCAAAAAAGCCAAGTGCTTCCTGCTTGTTTTCATTTTTTGTTCTGTCATTGGTCTGCGTGGACTGCGGGATCCCCAACATCATATCTGGCGTCATTGCATTGCCGCCGCCAACTGGGGTCACACTCTGCGTCTGGGTGTAATAGCCGCCTGTGCTGATCCAGCTGTTCAGCGTAAAGGTGCCCGTGTACAGCTGTGCTCCAATCTTCTTCACACCGCCATTGCCGGTTCCGATATACAGCGTGCCAGCACTGTCAATGGCCGGTTCTCCATATTTCAATGCGGTAGGCGCTACAGCCGCCTTGCTGCAGGCATCCAGCCCGCCCTGTCTTTTTAATCTGATCCCCATAAAATGCCTCCTTTAATACGCACCGCCGTCAATGGATTCCTTGTCGTGCAGCTCTCCCAAATAAACTCCAATATCATCCAGAAAAAATCTCTCAATAGAAATGATCATGTCGCGCAGCATATTAAACTTGTCGGCATTAAAAACAGAAAGGAGCAAATCACTGTTCTCGGACTTACCAAGATAGTCATTTGCTCCCGTAATATTGTTCGCGTTGATGTATTCGTAATACTTGTCCGCTTTTTTCTTCGTCGTAATCGTCAGATCCTGCATCTTATCAATCGTGTCAACCGCTGCAGGAAAACTGTTCGACAGATCCGTGTATTTACTATTCATACTTATTTACCCCGTGACCGTTGCAGTCGGCACAAGAACAACCGTGTTCGGATAGTACGGGTAGAACCGCGCCATCTTCACTGTCATCGTACCGCTTCCCAGATCAAAATTGATTGAATTTATCATGTACTGCCGCGGTTCCTGTACGTCAGCCATGTGCGCCGTATAGCTCACCTTCTGGTTCACGTCCAGCCACGGTATCAGGATGCACTCCACACTGATGCTGTCCGTCAGACGGCTTCCGACATACAGCTCGTACTCGGCACGTTGTAAAGCCAATTCATCAGTATAGATTTTTTCATAGTCGCCGCCGCTGCAAACCTTGATGCGTTCCCCGATCTTGTCAATGGTGAACGGGCTGTCTGGGTTTACTACATAGCCGATGTTATCACAGGCAAAATTTGCCTTGTCCGCCGCAGCCTGTTCAGCTGTAGGCTTAGTTGCAACTAATCGTGTCATAGCATGAACCTGTGTCTGGCCGACAAAAATGATCTTCTCTACCTTGTTTTCCTTCTTGTATTGGACAACATAGTATTTCCCCTTCTCCATCGTGCCAGCGGCAATCGCTGTATCTTCCCCTGTGTCACTCAAGGCCGAACGGTACAGCGTGAACGGCCCATAGGTCACATCGCTCTTGGCCCCCGTGTTTGGGTCCGTCACCGTGTTGATGATTTGTACCCTACACCCTGTCTCGTTGGTTTGCGGCGCTAAAAAACTGAACTTCTTGCTGCTCGTCACAGAGGCTCCTGTCACTCGGAAAGTATACACGCCGTTCTCATAGCTGCTGTTGTCGGAATAGTAATTGCTCTTGGTTGTCTCGCCCCATACCTCAATTACATTCTTGACCTCACTAAAGCTGTTTGTCAGGCTTTCGCTGATAACGCAATCGTCAAATACAGTGTTATCCAGTACAACAGGCTCACCATTGTCCATCGGCACACGCTGGCACACAAACGTAGCCCCATCAAAAAACATCTCGTAGCTGTAATACAGGTCGCGTAATTCTGTCAGCATATCCCACACCGTTGAACCGGTGTCCCACTTCATGTCATACGGTACAGTTTCATTTTGATATCCTATCCTATAACTACTGCACTGTCCTAATTGCGTTACAGTTTTTATTATAGCATCGCGGATTTCACTGCCCTTCGGTATCTGCGTTTCGCTACCGATCAGCGTGCCGCCCAGCGTACCGTTCAGTGTGCTCACCAGGTC